CAAAATACAGATTCGACAGAGCATATCCAATTGGTATGGGTGCGGTAGAAATGAGTCATGATTCAGAAGAAATAGCAACGTTTGAGGTTACGTTTTCATGTGATAGATGGCATTATGTCACCGATACAGAAGAACTAACTAGCAGAGAAAGAACGATTTCAGAACCTAGAGTCAACAACGAAACATTAAAAACTACATCAGATAGTGGTGCAATACCGAAACGATGGAACCCAAAATTTGCAACATTTGGCCCACAACTCCCCGGCCAAACTGCCGAAAGAGGAACATTACTAGAGTCTGATTCACCATATTTTATAAAACCAAAAACATCTGGTTCACCATTAGAAAGAGCATCAAACTTAGCAGGGAAAGCCGCAGGGAAAGCAGACCAATTAGCCAACAAGGTTGGAGTTGGAGTGAACCCTAGCAGAAAAGTTGCTAGAACACTTGCTGTAGCAAAAAAACTTAAACGATTTGTATAACTAGGAGACTAAATTATGCCGTTACCAAAGTTAAATGTACCATCACATGAATTGAATGTACCATCATCAGGAGAACCAATAGTCTACAGACCTTTTTTAGTAAAGGAAGAAAAAGTTCTTCTTATGGCTAATGAAGGTGATGACACGAATGAAATGGTTCGTGCCATGCGACAAACAATAAACGATTGTATACTAGAACCAGCAGAATTTGACGTATCAGCATTGCCATTGTTTGACATCGAATATATATTTCTAAAATTAAGAGCAAAATCAGTCAACGAAATAAGTGAAGTTGGTTTTAGATGTCCAGAATGTGAAACAATCAATCAAGTATCTGTAGATTTATCAGAAGTTGAAGTTCAAAAAGAACCAGAACATTCATCACACATAGAATTAACAGATAGCATAAGTCTAGTAATGAGTTATCCTAAGATAGATTCTATGGCCATGCAAGAAGGTGATATAGATAATCCAGAAACAATATTTAAGATATTAGAAAGTTGTATTGCAAACGTAATAGAAGGGGATGAAGTACACGACCCAAACGATTACACCAAAGAAGAACTTAGTGAGTTTATAAATTCATTCACACAAGCACAATTTTTAGAAATACAAAACTTTTTCGAGACTATGCCTAAACTATCTCATACAGTACCATACAATTGTAGTAAATGTGGACATTCGCAAGACTTGCTCATCGAGGGCTTGCAGAATTTTTTCGCATAACTCTAAGTCATAACTCGTTGGAAAATTTCTACCTAACGAATTTTGCAATGATGCAACACCACAATTATAATCTCTATGACTTAGAGAACATGATGCCATTTGAAAGAGATATATATGTAGAACTATTATCACAACATATAAAAGAAGAAAACGAAAGGATACGGAGAGAGGAATCTAGTCATTCTCGACCTTCTTCGATTAACTTTTAGTAATGGATCAAGAACTTATAAACGCAATACCACAAATAACTGACCTAATACTACCTTGGATTGGTATGCTCATATCCATAGTTATATTTCTATGGTTCAAAGATTTCGCATCACAACTGGCAAAGGGACTTGCATTCAAACACGATCCACATTTCCAAGAAGGTGATTTAGTTTGGTTAGAAGATGAACCAGCAACCATCATTAAAATAGGTGCAACCCAAACCATATTTGGTATAGTAAATGGTCGTGGGATGATTTGGAGATTTGTACCTAACAGTGAAATCCATAGTGTGAAATTAGAAAAGATTGTAAGTGACAAAATCCACTATGACTCTGATGATGAAGAAGCCAGAAAATTAAAACAACTACTTGAAGATTACGACAAGAAGCAAGATGAACAAATAAGAAGAAATAAAGATAAAGATGTCGAACAAGACAATCAAATCACAGAACTCTTGAGTAGAATCGAACAAGAGGGTCTTGACATCAGACAACTAATAGACAACCTAAGAAGTAAAGAGGTATAAACAAAATGCCAAGTCTAACTGAAGAATTAGAACAAGCACAACAAGATCGTATTGAAGCAGAAACAAAACTCCAACAGGAACTTTCCAAGAGGGAAAAGAAAGCAGCCGAAGAAAGAGTTAAAGAATTAAAAGCAAAAGAAAATGAAATAAGCGAACTTCGACAAAAAGCAATAGATGAAGAAAAAAAGGCAATCGAAAACAGAAGAAAAGATCTTGCTGGTATATCTGATTCCCTAGCTAACACACAAGCAAACTTGGTTAGTGCATCCAAAGCATCCCCAATATCAAAAACAATGGCAACACAAACTGCTTTACTACAAAGAATAGAATATTCGACCAGTGAGAGTACCAGACTACAAAAAGGTGATCTATTTGAAGAAGAAAAAGCAAAAGAACAACTACAACGTGATGAAGCACAATCAGATCTCCTTGAAAGAATAGCAGAAAACACAGAACAAAAGGGTGGTGATGTTGAAAAGAAAAAAGGTAGCTGGTGGAAAGGGATTCTTCTCGCTCTTGTAGCCATAACTGGACTAGTTACTGGATTTGTTGCAGGACTCGCAATAACACTCTTTAGATTCGTTAGATTTTTTGGTAAATTACTATTCGGTGGACTGTTCAAAAAACTAGGAACCCTTTTTGAAAGTATTTCAAACAACAAATGGATAAAAAACATAAGAACATTCTTTACAAATATTGCCACTAAAATCGGAGATTTTGTAAAAGGGAAATGGACAAAATGGATAGACGATATTGGTGGTTGGTTCAGAAAAATTGGATCTAAGATAGATGATGTAGTTAAAGGAAAGTTTAAATGGGTTGATAAGATAAGAGACTTTTTCCGAATGGTAGGTGGAAAATTTGCAAAGATAAAGTTTACTTGGGTGGATGAACTACTTGACTTCCTCAGAGGAATTGGAAGAATAGGCTTAAAAGTAGGTGGAAAAGTCAAGGGTGGAATAATAGCATCGGTAATGAAAGTTGTCGATACTGTATTTGGTGCTGTAACAGGTTTCTTTAGAATGTTTGGTAGACTTTTTAGATTCTTTGGAAACGTTGGAAAAACTTTTACTAAGTTCTTTCAAATTGGTGCAAAATTTGGAAAGATTCTTGGGCCAATTGGTATTATCATAAGCATTGTAGATGGTGTAATCCAATCGGTAAAAGGTGCATTTGCTGGATACAAAGATGGTGGATTCTTGGGTGCATTGAAAGGTGGACTTGGTGGTCTGTTCAAATCGATAGTAGGTGACATCGTTAACTTGGGTTCACAACTAATTGGCTGGATACTGGGCGCATTAGGATTTGAAAAACTTTCTGAAGCATTCAAGTCATTCGATATAATGAAATATTTCGACCCTGCACTACAAACAGTAACATCTTTAATAATGTACGTTCCAAATATATTAACAACCCTATGGGATGGAGTAAAGGCACTGGGTGCTGGCATCGGAGATCTTGCACCAAAAATATGGGATACAATAAAAACTGGTCTTGTCAATGTTGTGCCAAATATATTCGGTTTAAAAGATTGGTTAGCAGGAAAATTTGGTGTATCTGTTGAAGGTGCAAAAGAAGCAGCCGAAAGAAGACGAGAAAAACTAGCAGGGATTGCCCAACTGATAAAGGGAAATATCCTAGCTAGGATGCCTGATGTATTTGGTCTTAGAGGATGGTTAGCAGAAAGATGGGGAATGCCTTTACAAAGAGCAGGACAAGTAGTTGGTCAAACACAAAAAGTAATGAGTAATATGGGGCAACAAATTAAAGAAGCCATTGCTAACCTTGCTTTTAGATTTGCTCCTGCATTCTTACATGGAAGACTCGCCAAATGGTTTGGTGTAGAAAAACCAACTTCAGCAAAAGAACCAACAAAAGTAGAAGTTGCAGAAGAAAAGAAAAAAGCAGAAGTCAAGGCAGAAGTCAAAGAAGAAAAGAAAAAGGGTGGATGGTTTGGATTCGGTGGAAGTGATGAAACTACAGGAGATGTTCCTGTAGTAAATGTTGCACCTGATGCCAGAGTACAAGAAATCAATGCTAATTCAGCTGAGATAACAGAATGGAAAAATAATTGGACTAGATTTGCACAAATGCAATTAAAATTTATGCAACATCAAATGAAACAAGGAAGTCCAACAGTTATTAATAATAGTACTAGTGTTGCATCAACTAATCAAGGTTTGGTAATGCCAATTCCTGCACATGATACAACAGCAAAAACCAGTATGTTAAATTCACAAAAAGGAAGCAGACCATAGACAAAAAAAAGACCCCTTTTTGGGGTCATTTTTTCTAGTTACTAATTACTTGACTTAATATTCTAATTCTTTTTCTCATACTTCTTTTTATGCGAACCAGTTTTATCACCTCTCCTTCTACGTTTACGACCATCTTCACCTATCTTGATATCACGGCGACCTCTACGGCTACGAACTGATTTAGACAATTTATCAAAATTCTCATCGCCTATGGTCTGTCTTAAATTATCTGCAAATTCCTCTGCAATTTCCCTACGATCTTTAGTTTGGTGTTCCTGATTAATATCATGCAATGCTTTACTGTATACATCTTTTGCACGAATCAAGGTTTCATCATCTAATTCCAACATAAAAGTTGTGTTGAACCAGAACTGACGATATCGTTCAACTGCACTCCATTGTCGTAACATATCACGACCACGTTCCCATCGGTCATGTGTTCGTCTATGGTTTTCACGTTCTGAATATGCAATAGTTACAATACCAGCAAATAACATACCCAAAACAACTGCAATTCCTAATGCTTTTTTCATTCAACTCTCCTTAACAAATTTACTTCTTACTATATTAGACAAACGAAACTCCATTTTGTTCGTTTTATTTTCATAAAAAAGGGGGGATTTCTCCCCCCTTATAGGATTATTCATCAGCTGCTAATTTCTGGAAATAAGATATAGTTTCCTCTGTACTCCCTTCTGTAGCTGAGACAGTCATCGACTCAGCAGTAGGAATAACAGGTTCTGCCTTTGTCTCAAAATCAGCAGGGTTAAATTGCGTATTTGGATCTTCAGTTAATCCCAAGACACGTTCAAATTTAGTCTTGAGTTCATCGTAAGTTTTGAAATTTGATGGTTCCAGTAACTCAGTTAAACTATACTGGGTATTCCAAATTTCCTCAAGTTTAGCATCATCATCCAACAACGGTGTAGATGAATCAAATTCGGATTTATCATAATTAACAAAACCATCAACCATACGAATTTTCAATTTAAAGTTTGCTCCACCCCACAAATCAAACGGGTTGATAGCTTCCTCATCGGAAAACTCAGGGTTCATTAAATCATTGACCTTATCAAAAATCTTCTTACCAAATTTGAACAGAAAAACTTTACCTTCGTTTTCTGGATGTGCAGGATCTTCAATAACATAGATATTACTAAAATAGTTCAACCTACGTTTCTGTTTCCTTGCCTGTTCCTTACCAGCCTCAGTTCCGTTATTCCACAATATTGTATTGTAGTCACTAACTGGATCTTTCTGGTTAAGGGTTGTCAAAGAATTCTCAATATACCAACCACCACCACCACCTTGAAACCCATGCGAGAACATACGAACCCACGGCGTATTTTCACCTTCGGATGGTGGTAGGAATCGTATTACGGCGTATCCGTTTCCAGATTTATCACGTTCACATTTCCAAATACGATCATCCTCATATGAATTACTTTGTTGGGTTTTCTCTAATTCTTGAGTGAGGGATTTGAGTTGGGATTGACGATTATTCTTCATCGATTGAAAATTATTCATGCGTTGTGTATCTCCTATATTACGTTATATGCGTTATATTTTTAGTTGTTCACCAACTAAACATTACTAAGTATACCATATTTTTCATGAAATGTCAAGAACATTCTTCATGATATCACGATATTTTTTCGTATCCACACTCAACAAACGTGAATATTTGTTAAGCAAGTTTCTAGTCTCGGGCCACATAATATCATCTTCCAATTCATCATCAAATTGTGGTATGAAATTAAGAACCTGATTCATAATTATAAATGTCTCAGGTGAAACGTCACCATGATAGTATTTAGTCAACACTACTGGATTCTGCCCATCCTCGACTGTGAATAACCCATCAAAGGAATTAACAGAGATTACTAAATCCTGTACTTCCTTTTTAAAGTTATATGTTAATCCTTGTGTCCTCTTTTGCCAATTGCTATAAACATCATCTGCACCTTCATCATGTAGACCACCATATTTATCACCATTGACAAAATTAGCAACAAAGAATTCTTGCATACGATTTTCACCATATGTTTTAAGCAACCTATCGAAACAATATTTATCCCTTCGTTTATAAAACGATTCAGGGGTTGCTTTTACTTTACCATTGTATTTGACAAAATCATACCTCTTATCATAAAAGTGCAACCTCAATGCCATATACAATTTGTAACATTCAATTATATTCATATAGGCAACGAACCTATCTTTGGCAAGAGGTTTAAATTTCTAGCTTCATTTTCCAATTTATCCTTCAATGGTTTGTTTATTAACTTGGGTGCTATATCCATTTCTATTCCGTGTTCATCGCAATATGCTATTACCGCCTCCGTATAACCTATATCATATTTTATTGCTAACCGCTCCACCCCAAGAGAAAAACTATTGGGGTGATGGTTAGTTACTATCTCAAGGAACTCACGCTCACTTAATGCTACCATAAAAAGTTATATCTCCTTTAATGATTTTGCAACATTTGGAATATAGTTTGTGACAAAGACTGTGCCTGTGCCATCATTGCCAATGCTGTTTGTTGTTTGATCTGATTGATCGACATATTAGTAATTTCTTTTGCCTCATCCAATGCAGTCAAACTATTTTTATTATTTTC